GACGGGACGACCGCCGGGAAGGCGGATCGGGTGTTTGCCGACACGCGCCAGCTCACCGCCAGCGCGACCGAGAACCTCGACCTCGCCGGCGCGCTCTCGGACTTCTACGGCGCGACGCTGACCTTCGTCACGGTCAAAGCGATCATCGTCCGGGCGGCTGCGACCAACACCAACGATGTGCAGGTGACCCGGCCCGCCGCCAACGGCGTGCCGTTCCTCATGGCGGCCAGCGACGGGATCGCGCTCAAGCCGGGCGCCGTGTTCGCCTGGTTCATGAGCGGCGTCGGCGTCACGGTGACGCCAGGCACGGGCGATCTGATCACCGTGACCAACAGCGCGGGCGGCACGTCGGTCAGCTATGACGTGCTCATCATCGGGACCAGTGCCTAGGGCGACTCGGGGACACCCTTTTTCTGGAGTAACGAACGATGCCTCTTGATCAACGGCTGCACGGCAAGACCGGTCAGATCCGCATGGACCCGGCCGGCGGATCCTCGCTGGTCACCCTGACGGATCTCGATACCTGGACGCTCGATATGGCGACGGATCGGGCCGTCGTCACTGCCTTCGGCGACACCAATGTCCGCCGCGTGGCGGGGCTGCCGGACTTCTCCGGGACCATCAGCGGCTGGTGGAATGCCGTGGCGAGCTCCTCGCCGTTCTACTTCGCGGCGGTGCTCGCGGGCACGCCGGTCACGCTGCGACTGATTCCGAACAGCGCCGACGCGACCGTCTACTTTCAGGGCCTCGCGAACATCGACGGGAGCGTGAACGTCAGCGCGACCGGGGCGATCAAGATGGCCGGGAAGTGGGATGCGGGCGGGAACTGGACGATCGCGCCGTAAGCGATGGAGGCGATCCGCGGCGTCGTGGGCCGCATCGACTGGGGATACTTCGCCGCCGCGGCGATCAACGGCTACACGGTGCGGCCGTGCGCGGATGGATCGTGGACGCTTCGCGGCACGGTCGTCACCGTCGACGCGTTCAAGATCCGCCAGCGGCCGCTCGTCTTTGTCGCGCCGCATCAGGATGGCGAGTGGCGCTGGCCGGTGTCGACGTTCGAACTCGGGGAGGGACACGGGCCGCGGGAATGTCAGGCGACCTTGGGACCACAACTGCCGGAGATGATCACACGGGTCGGTCAGGAGACGAGACGATGGGGATTCGATTCATCACGCCGGAGACGGTGACGCTGCCGCTCAGCGACGGCGATTCCATCACGATCAAAAAGCGTCTCTCGCATGGCGAGCGGGACGCGATGCTCGCGCGGATGCGCGCCGACGACGGCAAAGACTTACGCGCCGCAGAATTGGCCGGCTATCTCGTGGCGTGGTCGTCGCCGGTGCCGTACTCGCTGGAACTGCCGGAGGACGAGCGCATCGCCACGATCAACGCGCTCGACGCCGACAGTTACGACGAGATGCGAGACGCGCTCCGGGCGCATCTCAATGCCCACGAGGAAGAAAAAAAAAGACGCACTGGCGCGACAGGGTCCGGACCGATCTCTTCCTCGCCTGTCGCGTTGGCTGGCGTTACGAGTGGATTAGGGACCTCGATGCCGACGTCTATGACGTCTTGTTAGACGACGTGGTGCAGGGATTATCGCAGCCGACGTAAATGGCGATTCAAGGCATCTTCCTCGCGGACTTCTCGCAGTACAACGCGGCCGTCGATCAGGCGGACGCGAAGCTCCGGAAGTTCACCGCGAGCACGACCACGCACGACACGGCCGTCCGGCAGTTCAGCCGAGGCACAGAGGCCGCGGGGAATTCCTTCGGGCAACTCTCGCAAGGGCTGCTCGCCGCCGATAAAACGCTCGGCGCCTTCGGCGTGCACATCGGTCCCGAGATTCACGCGTTGCAGGAGATGTCCCAGGCGGCTGGGCAGACGGCGAGCCAGATCGGGCTGATCGGCACCGCCAGCCTGACCGCTGCGGCGGCGCTCGGCGGCTGGGAGCTCGGGCGGACCATCGCGCGGTTCTTCGATCTGGATACGACCATCGCCAACGTCACGGCGAAGATGCTGAACTTCGGCGATGTCGCGGGGCAGACGGCGGCCGCGAAACAGGATGTCCTCAACCGTGCCCTTGCTAACGGGGCCGCCGCGAACATCACCTACGGCGAAGCAGTCGAATTCAACGTCGCGGCGGAGAAGAAACGGATCGATGCGCTCGAGGCGAGCGCGAAGGCCCAGAAGAAGGCGGCGGATGAACAAGCGGCCGCCTTGGAGAAAGAGCGCGCCGCGACCGAAGCCTACGCGAAGCAGTTGACCGAGATTCAAAACCACCTGCTCGGCACGGACCAGATCGCCAAGGCCGAGGACTACATGCGGACGTTCATGGACATCCGGAACGTCACCAATCTCAACAGCGCCGCGCTCAAGGAATTCAACGAGGTGCTCTCCGAGGGCTTCAGTCGGCTCGTGGAACAGGGCGGGGCGGCCACGGAACTCGCCGCCAAGATGAACGAATGGCGCCTCGCGGTGATCGCCGCGCAGGAATCGCACACGATCGCGATGACGACGATCGAAACCGACGAAGAGCGCGTCGCGCGGGAGTCCGCCGAGCTCGCGAAGGCGATGTCGGAAAACTTCAAGATCATCGGGCAGAGCGCGCAGGAGGCCGCACGCACGACCGAACTCAGTTGGACGCAGGCAATGGATGCCGTGCGGCACGGGCAGGGCACCCTGACCGGCACGATTCAGAGTCCGGCGGCCGGGACGAGTGGCGGGTCGATTCGATACGACGATTACGGGAATCCGTACACGTACGTACCGGGCATGAATCAGCCCGGGAAGATTTCGCCGACGAGCGGCACAGGCGGGGCCTCGGTCAGCATCTTTGCGCAGGGCGCGTTCTTCGATACCCCGGAAAGCATCAACAAGTTGGCCGACAAGGTCGGCTCGGCAGTCATGGCGCGCGCGGCGGGACGGGGAGGGGTGTTCTAGATGCCGATCTCCGGCACGCAGAAAGCGAAGATGTACGCGCGCGTCAACCTGATGCGCCTCGGGGCGAGTCGTCTCGACTACTACCGGCCGGATGTCAAGATTTCGATCGCCACGATCGACCGCAGCTCGGGTCATTACGTGCGTGTCGCGGGCCTGTCGATCAACGACGTGCTCGATGGGACGCCCAATACGGCCACCCTGCGCGTGGCGAACTTTACCCCGCTCCAGGGGCAGGAAATCAAGATCGCGCTCGGCGCGTACGATACCGAGCATTACCTGTTCGTCGGGCAGATCCTGACCGTCAAACAAATCTACGAAGCTGAGAAGCCCGCAAACGTCGCGTATGACCTCTCCTGCATCTCGCACGAATGGCTGCTCAATCGTAGGCAGGTCACCAAGCGCTACACGAACCAGATCGCGAGTGAAATCGTCCGCGACCTCATCGCCAACTTCGCCGTCGGCTACACCGCGGTGCACGTCGTAACCGAGCTGCCGATCATCGACGAAATCACCTTTACCAATGAGGACGTGTCGGCGGCGCTCGACCGGCTCGCCCGACGCGTCGGCGGGTACTGGTACATCGACAACGCCAAAGATGTGCATTTCTTCCTGACGGAAGCGGGAGCGATCGCGGGCCCGATCGCCACCGGCGCAGCGCGCTCGGCGTCGGACATCGCCTCGACGACCGATCTGTCTCAGGTGAAAACGCGCGTGTCGTTCGAAGGCGGCGGCTCGTCAACGCTGGTGCCGTGCCTGCCCGGGGACACGACGATGCCGCTCGTCGATACGAGCTGGTACATCACGGGCGGAGGCGTCGTCGTCTCGGGGCCGCAGCGGATCACGTACACCGGGAAATCGGCGCTGGCAGGGACGGGGACGACCGCCGCGGGCAAGCCGCTCTCGCCGAGCGCGCCGGGGACGGCGGTGGTGTCAGGCACCGCCGGGAATCTCTTGGCTGGCGACCGGACGTACAAGACGAGCATTGTCACGTCTGCCGGTGAAAGTGAAGTCAGCAGCGCGAGCAGCACGGTGACGATCTCAGGCGTGACGGCGCCTGGGACATTGACGCAGACAGACCTGCTCACGACCTCGGCCAGCAATCTCGTCGCCGACGGTGGGGTCCATAAATACAAAGTCACCTTCGTCACCGCGGCCGGTGAAACGCTGGCCGGATCAGCGACCTCTGGCACCAACGCAGGGACAGTCGGCACGCCTGGCGCGCCGAGCGTGTCTGGCACGACGGGCGGATCGCTGACGACGACGGCCGCCTATCGGTACGCTGTGACCTATGGGACAGCGAATGGAGAGACGACGGCTGGTACCGTCGCCCCGATCACGCTGACAGGTGCACAGAATGCGGTGTCGCTGACGAGCATTCCCACGTCAGGCGACGGGCGCGTCACAAATCGCCGCATTTATCGGAACCTTGGCAACGCTGGTGACTTTGCATCCAAGTTTCTCGTGACCACCCTCAACGACAATTCGACGACCACCTACACGGACACCACGGCCGATGCGAGCTTAGGATCGACGGTACCACCGTTCGGGAATACTACGGGGTGGCAGCAGATGTCGTTATCGAGCATTCCGACGTCTGGGGACGCCCGCGTGACGAAGCGCCGGATCTATCGCACGGTTCCAGGCGGGTCCGTCTTTAAATTCCTCACGACAATCAACGACAACAGCACGACGACGTATACGGATAACACCGCGAGCGAATCGCTCGGCGCGGAGGAACCTGCGACGGATACGAGCGGCAGCGGTCAAATCGATTTGACCGGCCTGCCCATCGGTCCCGCCGGTACGACCTCGCGCAAAATCTACCGCACCGAAGCTGGTGGCACCGTCTACAAATTCGTCGACAAGGTCACCGGCAACGTCACGACCACCTACCGGGACAACGTCTCCGATGGGAGCCTCGGCGAAACGGCCCCAACCGAAAGCCACGTCGGGAGCAGCGCGGGGGATACGACGCTCCGCGTGGCGGACACGGCCGTCGTCGCCTCCTCCGGCGGGTGGGTGCAGGTCGGGAGTCAGATCATCCGCTTCACGGGTCGATCCGTCTCCTCCGGGGAAGGGAACCTCACGGGCATTCCCGGCGGTGGCACCGGCTCGATCGCCGCGGGCATTGCGTTCGGTACGGCCGTCATCAATGCCCCATTTCTCAGCGGCATCCCGGCCGGTGGCGTGGGATCGATCCTCTATCCGATTGCCGCTGGCGATGACGTGAACCTGCTGGTCACGGTGAACGACGCCGCGGCGCAAACGGCGATGGCGAGTCTCACGGGCGGCGGTGATGGCGTGCACGAGGACTATCTGCAGGATCGGCGGCTGTCAGCCACGGAAGCGACCGCGCGCGCGACGGCGCAACTGAAGCTGACGAAGGATCCGCTCGTCACGATGACGTACACGACCTTCGATCAGAGCACCAAGAGCGGGCGGACGGTCACGTTCAACCTGGCCTCGCCGACGAACCTCACCGGGACGTTCAAGATTCAGAGCGTGACGATCACGGATCTGGATCCGACCGCCCGACGCTTCCCGCGGCGCCAGGTGCAGGCGAGCTCGCGGCGCTTCACGTTCGAATCGTTGCTGAATTTCGCGCGCACGGGGGCCTAGATGGCGCTGGACCGCACCAACTACAACGCGCTGGTCGACGACGACGGATCCGGCACCACCGGATCGATCTGGAGCAAGACGGCGATCAAGGACGTCATTCTAGACCCGGCCGATTCGGCCTATGCCCTGAATCTCCAGACGACGACGGGGACTGGCAACCAGGCGGACTTCAACCTGAGCACCAAGGTCACGTGGTTGCGGTGCACGGGCGCGGCGCCCGCCTTTGGCGGGTTCCAGATCAATGGCGTCGCGCCCGCCTCCGGCGATCGCGTCGTGATCGAATGCCTCGGCACGACCGCGAAGGTCTATCACGAGGAGACGGGCTTTGAATCGGTCGCAGCGAATCGCATCATCTGCCCGAGCACGAACGGGCAGATCGTCGGCGTCAACGGCCGCATCGAATTGATTTACGACGGCACCAGTTCCCGGTGGCGCGCGCAGTGCATCGATCCCGGTGCGCCGATCGACGTGACGTTCAATGCGGCTGACTACACGGGCAGCGGATCGATGACGTGGACGGTGGCCTCAGGTGATGTCGAAATGTTCCGCTATCAGCAAATGGGGCGGCGGCTCCGGATCGAAATGATGCTGTTCACGACGACGGTCGGCGGCACGGTCTCGACGACGTTGCAAGCGAAGGTGCCGGGCGGCTTTACGCCGTCCCTCAATGCCAGCTCCCGTCGTCCCTTTACGGCGACCTACGTCTCGAACAACGGCACTGACGAAGCGGGCCGCGTGTCGGCCTCGGCGACCAACATTGAATTCGTGCGGTTGCCGCCGAACAACTGGACGGCATCCACGGAAAACACGCGCGTCTCGTTCGACGGCATCATCACGGTGAACTGATGGATGAACCGGCCCTGCCGTTCACGGCGTGCACGGGGGCGATCTGGACGCCCGTTCGTCACGTGTGGGTGCCGACACAGCATCCGAAGCACACGCTGGTCTACATCGATGGCAACAGCGGCAACGAAATGGGGACCGTTGCGGCGAACAACTCGCCGCAACAAGCGATGCCGAAGGAGACCTGGATCACCGTGGACCTGGCGCCCTACGGCATTCCGAGAACCACGGTGTCGATCCTTGGGATGTTTCTCATGGTCTCGTCTGGGTATGCCGGGCACCCGCCGGTCTCATTTACGGTGACGACTCGGGCGCCGGGCTACACGGGGTTAGCGATGGGCGATTACATCGCGGCGACCACGGCCGCGACGGGCGGCGGCTATCGCAGCTCCGTGACCTGCACGGTCCCCGTGGTCAATCAGCAGATCGAGTTTTCGTATCAGCAGCCGATTTCAACGACGGCCGCGGCGATCACTGATGGAACGGGGGCGCCGCAGATCCTGCAATTCATCGCAGTGGCCCTGTTTGGCGAATGAGGTCATGGAACCACCTGAAGGATTTGAAGAACGTCGCACGTCGGTCGCGGGCGCGACCTCGACGGTGAAACTCTACGTGATCGCCGTGGTCGTCTGTGCCGCGATGACGATCGCCGGGGTCATCACGATTGCGATCTTGATGCCGGTCGCCCAGAGCGGCACCGTCATCACAGCCGTCGTCGGGATCACCGCGCCGATCATCCTGGCGCTGCTCGCCGGCGGCCAGCACGCGATGGCCGTGGCGATGGACGGCAAGCTCTCCCAACTCGTGCGCGCGGAAAAAGGCAAGGAACACGCCGAAGGGGTGGTCGAGGGCCTGCGGGAAAACCCCCGCACCAACATTGAGTGAACCGTATGGGCTGGGACCGATCCCTCACAGACTGGACCGAGGCAAGCCTGCTGATTCAGCGGGTGTATCAGGAGGAACTCGGCCGGGTCTGTGATTTCGGCGGGGCGGTCAATTGGCTGGCGCACTGGCGCGAAGGCGAGCATGGTGCGGAGTTTGAATCCTGGGTGCGTCGGCAGTTCCGCGATTCGCCGGAAGGGCGGCTCCGTCACGGGGAGCGTGGTCCGGATGTTCCGGATCCGGGGGCGCCGCCTCCAGACACGCCGGAACTGCCGCCAGCCTCCACCGTCCGCGTGTTCCAGGTCACCGACGCGAGCGACGGGGCGTTCCTCCCGCGCATGTATTCCTACTGGCCGAATGCCTGGGTGAGCCGCGGACGCGCCTACGTGTTTGCCGGGCATGTCGACGAGCGGCCGCGGTTCTTCGCGGTCGACCTGCAAACCGGGACTGTGGAACGCCTCGGGCCGATGGTGCCCTACCGTGGCACAAGCGAGGGGTGGTACTGGGACGCGGAGGGCTGGATCTATCTGCTCGACGGTCCGCGCCTGCGCCGGGTCTATCCGTTCGGAACCGCCGACGTCGTCGTTCTCTCCATTGAGGAGACGCATCCCGGCTGCATGTTGTGGCAGGCGCACAGCAGCGACGACGGGCAGACGCACTCCGCCTCGGTGAAGCGGATCGTCAACGACGGGCCGTATCCCGCGATCGGGACGGTCGTCCTCCGCCACGGCCGGCAGGAGTACTTCCCGGCCCATGGCGACCTCGACGAATCGCAGATCACGCCGGACGGCCGCTGGCTGGTCATCAAGGAAGAGGACAACAACCGTGTCATCCACCTCGAGACGCGCGACACGCAGATCATCCGCGATGCGGACGGCGCGGTCGGGCATTCCGACTGCGGGCCGGCGCTCCTGGTCGGGGAGGACAACATCCACGGGGCCTGCGTCCGGTGGGATCTCGATCAGCCGCTCACGCCTGGCCGGCGCGTGGAGCTCTTTTCCACGTGGAACATGGGCCACGTCTCGATCCGCGGGGGCCGATGTCTGCTGAGCACCGATACGATGCTGGCGCTCGTGGCGCTCGATGGGTCCGGGGTGACGCCGCTCCTGAACCACGACATGCCGGCGGTCGATTACGATCACCAGTTCAAAGCGAATCTCGATCCCTCTGGGCGGGTCGCCTGTTACATGCTCGACTCCGGCCGGTGGGACGTCTATCTCGCGGTGCTGCCTGGGCCATGACGATGAACGTGCTCCTGGCGCTCGCGGGATCGCTGGTCACGTTGACGCTCTTTGTCGGGACGCTGGTCTTTCGGATGGGGCAGCAATCCGCGCGCGTGGAAGCGCGGGTGCAGGAGCTCGAGCGCTGGCGCGGATCGATTCGGACCGACATGCACGAAATCTCCGACGCGCTCGAACTCGTGCGGATTGAATTGCAGCGATTGAGCACCATGATCGAAGAGCGCACGTCGCGCGTGCGCCGCAGCGATGTCCCGCCGGCCTGACCTATGGGATGAGGATTTCGACGCGTCCCGGCGCACGGCTGCTGCCATCCGGGAGGCGCGGCGTCGCGGTCACGACGTAAATCCCAGAGCTGCCATAGCGATGCGACATCACGGCGCCAGGGCCGTTGGTCAGCGTCTGCCCGCCGTCGCCGAAACTCCACGTGAGCGACACGACCGGCCCGGTGGTGGTCGGCGTGAAGATCCAGATCGAGGGCGTTACGGGATCGGGCGCCGCGTCAAGGTTGACGGTGACGCCCCGCGTGTCGGGTGGTTGCGGCAAGACGCGCACGGCGAGATCAGCGATCGTCGTCTCGCCGTTCTGCGCTTCGACGGTCGCGCGCGTCAGGTAGAGGCCGGGGCTCATGAACAGGCACGTCACGCGCAGTTCACGCCCGGTCCCGGTGCCCAACTCGAGCGCCGTCCCATCGCCGCACTCGAACCGCGCGCGTGCGGGGATGGTGATCCACGCGCCGGCGCGGGGCTGAATCGACAGAAAGCCCAGCCAGGTGTTCCCGGCGAACGTCGTGGTCGGATCGGTCCCGTTGCTGAGGGTGACGTCGAAGGCGGTAAAGGTCGGCAGCTGCGGCCCAACCGAGGGCGCCTCCGGGCTGACTGCGGACGGGGCGACCGGCGTGGCCTGCATCGCGTTGCAGCCGGCCAGCAAAAATACCGACAGTATTGCGGTTCGAAACATGGGGCTCATCTCCTACTAGTTAGCGTATCGGCTATTCATCGTGTCGCGCTAGTCGGTGGTTGTCCTACAGGGGTTGACTTCACTGCCCCGGTTCGCTAATGTGTGTGGCTATGAAAGAAGTGGATCCCATCCAAGTGCTGCGGGCGTTCGTCCAGAAACACGGCTCGCAGGCCGCTGCGGCGCGCCGTCTGAACATCTCCGAACCATACCTGTGCGATCTGCTCTACGGCCGCCGCGCGGTGTCGGAAAACATTCAGAAGAAGTTGAATCTGCGGACGATTGTTGTCGAGGACCGGCTTTCAGCATGACCGAGATTCTGCACGCGCTCGAGCACGTCTCCGCCCTGATTGGCCTCCTGGTGCTCGTCATGCTCGCCTGGGCGGTCGTCAAGCTCCGCCACTACCGGCTCTCGGAAGCCGAACGCGAACGCGCCCGACGGTTCTATGCGACGCGTCGCCCGATGTGGAATGACTCCACGCCGGCGGATGCCGAGGAGGACTACCGTGTTCAGTGATGCCACGCTCGCGGGGATGTTGACCACCGCCGCGCTCTTGCTGCTCGCGCTCGGCTGGCCGATCTGGCGCGAGATGCGTCACTGGATCGTCTGTCGCCGGCTGCGCCGGCGGATTCATCAGGATCACGTCGACTGGATCGCGCGGCGCGCTGCGCACATGCGCGAGGTCTTGCGGTGACCGCGTGGGCGTGCTTGTGGCTGAACCTCGCGATTCGATGGGACGAGCGGACGGATCGACGCCACCTGTTCGGGGACGCGCTGCTCGCGGCGATCCGCGACCGCTGGACGCCTTCAGCGCGGACGCCGTCTGGTCCGATGGGAAGTTGCACGTCGTGGACCCCAATGCCTATCAACGCCAGCTCGCGCGGATGGCACTGGGCGACGGGGAGGCGGTGGAGATTCGGATTACCCGTGCCGCCGAAGCGAAGCGGCATTGGCAGCTCAAGTGGTACTACGGGTACGTGGTCAGGCAGTGCTGCGAGAACGGCGACACCGTGAAGGACATGGACGTGTACTTCCGCACGCTGTTCATGCCGCCCGATGTCGTCACGCTCCATGACATGTCGTACGAGCAGATGCGCGACTACTTGATCCAGTGCGAGGAGCACGCGGCGCGGGTGATGGGCGTCGTCATCACCGGGCCGGACGAGATTCGACAGCGGACATGACAAAGAAAAAGCCGGACGTTGACGCGTCCGGCCAGAAAGGAGCCCCTGAGATGCCTGAGATTCTGACACAACTACCGCTGGCCGCCAAGCCCGAGGATGACCCCATCGCCACCGGACTCCGGATCGGCGAGGCCATCAACGCCGTCTACCCACCCGTGGACACGGCGGCGCTGATGTTCGAGCGCCTGGCGAAAGATCCCAACGTCGACGTCGAGAAGCTCGAACGGCTGATCGCGATGCAGGAACGCATCCTGAGGCACAACGCGAAAGCGGCCTTCGATGCGGCGTACGCGACGATGCAGCCGGAGATCCCGGTCATCGACGAGCACGGGCGGATCGAAGTGAAGGGCACGCTCCGCTCCACCTACGCGCCGCTCGAGGACATCCACGAGGTGATCAAGCCGATCACCGCGAAGCACGGCTTCGCGATCCGCCATCGCACGGAATGGCCGGAGGACCGCAAGGGCATCATCCGCATCGTCGGCATCCTCAGCCATGCGCAGGGGCATTCGGAGGAATCGATCTTCGAAGCGCCGCTCGACAAGTCGGAATACCGCACCGACATTCAATCGATGGGCTCGACGGTCAGCTACGGCCGGCGCTACACGACGCTCGACCTGCTGAACATCGCGACACGCAAGGCGGACGATGACGGCGAGAAACACGGACGGCCGCAACCGCCCGAGGGATATGAGGCCTGGGCCGCGACGCTCGAGGGGATCGCCGATGAAGGGATGGCGCGGCTGACCGACGTCTTCAACAAGGCGAGCAAGGCGAATCGGGACTGGGCCGTCTACCTGACCAACTACGACCGCCGGTACTGGAACGCGCTGAAGGACCGCGCCAGCAAGGCGGCGGCGTCATGAGGCCTGCGGGATCCGGCAATGGGCGTGTCGTTCCGGCCTTCCCGACGCCCGACTACTTCGACGAGAAGGTGATCGGCGTGCAGCCCGGCATGACGCTCCTCGATAGTTTCGCCGAGCGCGTCCTCCCGTTCTGTTGCCTGCATCACGCCCCGAGCAAGCTGACGGAAGAGGAGCACGCGGACCGCGCCGCCGATCATGCGTATCGGATCGCGCACGCGATGATGCGCGCGAGGCGGCGGACATGACGCCGGCGGAGCGGATGCGACTCGATCACATTGCCAGCAGGCACCGCCTCGCGCCGAAGCCGACGGCCGACGATGTCCGCCTGCTGCTCTATGAACTCGACCGGATGGAAGCGGCGCCGGTGCTCTGGACCGCGGCGCGGGAGGCGGCTGAGCGCGCGCTGTCACAGAGGCAGCGGTCATGAGGCCGTTCGTCATCCACGAGGTCGAGCAGCGATCAGACGCGTGGCACGCGCTCCGAGCCGGACTCGTCACGGGATCGGCGGCGCCGGCGCTCCTGGCGACGCGCAAGCGCGGGACGGGCGAGCTCGCCGTCCGTCGGGATCTGCGGCATCGGCTCGTCTGCGAACGGCTGACCGGCCTCTCGCTCGATCGATCAGTCCCACGCACGGACGCCGTGCTGCACGGGCTGGACGTCGAGCCGGACGCCGTGGCAGCCTATGAAGCGGCGACGGGCCAGGTCGTCCAGTTCGCTGGCTTCCTCTCGCACCTGACGCTCAAGGCGGGATGCTCGCCGGATGGCTACGTCGGCGACTTCGAGGGGATCGTCGAGGCGAAGTGCCCGGGCTGCACCACGCATCTGACCTACCTGCATGGCAACGGCATCCCCGACGAGTACTACGCGCAGCTCGTGCATGCGCTCTGGTTGACCGGGGCGCAGTGGGCGGATTTCGTTTCCTTCGATCCGCGGTTTCCGGAGCCGTTGCAGTTGTTTGTCACACGACTCGAGCGCGCGTGGGTCGATCTCGCCGGCTACGAATTGGCGGTGCGGCTCTTTCTCCATGAAGTCGACGCCGACGTGCGGAAGTTGCAGCCCGCCGTGGAGGCGGTCGCATGAGTCGCCACGCGCGGTGTCTCGACTGCGGACGGGAACACGAGACGGATCAACTCCCTGACGACGCCCTGTGTTCATTCTGCCGCTCGTACTACGAGGGGATGTACGCGAACGATCCGGTACCGGACGTCGACGAGGACCGGCCGCGCTGGAAATACTCGAAGGCCGCGATGCGCGAGCGGCTTGGCGTCACCGGGGATCGGGACGAGTGATGCGCACGTTCTTCAAATGGAACGAACCCTCCCGCGTGGAGATCGCCATGAAGCGCCAGGCCGAGCGCGCGAAGCAGGAGACGGCCGTCTATCGCACCGTCGATCGGCGGGATGGGTTCCGCTGCCGGTGCTGCGGCCTGCGGACGGACCAATACGCGATCGGCCTGCTCCGCGGCGAGCACCACCACGTCGTGTACCGGAGTGCAGGCGGGGAGACAACGACCGCGAATGTCTGTCTCCTCTGTGCGGGCTGTCATGTGGATGAACATCGGCACCGGTTGCGGATCGACGGCAACGCCGACACAGGCCTGACGTTCTGGTGGCGCGATCGAGACCACGAGGAGTACGTGATCCGGCGCGAACTGGCGGTACGACAATGGGAAAAAGACTGATGTGCCGTCTGATCCGCTTCGCTATCAATGCGCCTACTGCGGTCGCAAGCTGGATCGCGATGACATCCCGCGGCACGAAGCGAAATGCGAATTGAAAGAAGC